GAAATCAGCGCGAAGAAACTGCATTCCAGACGTTTCCTCGGCTAACTCGGTAATCCTGGCCACGGTATAAAATTCCGATTTCGGATTGCCATCCTCATCAGGCAAAATAGGCCAGGATACAAAAACAGCCTCGCGCTCCTCCCGTATCGGGTCCTCTGCCCTGGCCATGTCCATCGAGGCGCACGCATCGCCGCATCCAAGCCACACGAGCGCGCTCCGCACCAGATCGGACCATCGCTCAAAGCTGGGCAACGATGGAAGCTGATCCGGGTATCCGGCCAGCACGTAGGCCCGTCCGATGGTAAGCGCCGCCGCGATGTATCGCCCGCGATCCCGCAACACGTCCGTCACCGGATTGCGGTCGAACTCCCGCGCCTCCGGGTTTTCCACGTTGGCGTCCAGTCGGCAGATCAGCGTTCGCCGCACCAGGTCGGCCGGTGCCGATAGGTTGTTGCCGTTGGCGAAAACCGTGAACGTGTTGGGAATGCGAATCGTCGTGCTGGTTCCAAGCGGACGAATCTGGAGCAATGGGCGTTCCGTCACCTGATTGAGGAAATCGCCCGCCAGCATCTCGGATACGTTGTCGATGGCGATGATCTGTTGCCCGGACAACGCCGCGCCGATCAGCCGCTTTTCGGTCTCCTCGATGTTGGGCGAGGAAGCGATCACGGCGCACCGCTCGCCTGTGCCAATGGCGCTCACAATGTCGAATAGAAAGGACTTGCCGGTCCCCGGCGCTGGCGCCGTGGCAGCGTGCATGGGCACGGCGGGCAGGAGCGCGCCGCGAAGGACGACGGTCAGGATCATGGAGAGCGCGACAGCGCGGCTGGCATCATCGACGAATGGAAACTCACGCAAAAGCGATTGCAGGTCTTCGAGCGCCAAGTCGGCATCGTGGCGTGTCGGGCGTGCCAGCATCGCTGGCATTTTCGGCAGCGCCATCAGCACCAACCCCGTCGCCGCATCGTATCCGACTTGATCCAGGATCGTGCCGTCCGGCCGCATCGTCGGCGCGCTAGTGACGCCGCTGATCTGTGGGAATGGCCCTTCCCCGACCATCGCCGCGACCTGCTCTACAACGTCTTTTGGCGGGTCCATCGGATGGATGACCACGCGCTTGCCCACGAGCGTCTCACGTTGCCAGATTGCGGCCTGACCCATCGCGCGGCCCATGATCGGGATCGTGACCGGCACCACGCCAGGGACCTCGATCACCTCGCCGTCGCTGGTCTTGGCTTTTGCGCACGCCACGCGTACCAATGACCTGTCGCGCTGGTAGAACGCCACCCCATGCGCGTGCATGGCGCGTAGCGCCTCCTCGGCCATCGTGTGGCGTTTACCGCCCTCAACCTGGATGATCGGTAGCTCTTGCGCCTCGGCGTCCTCCTGGGCCGCTTGGAGCGGATCGAATGACAGAGGCGCGCGCGATGTGGTTTCGGACATGAGATGCCTATCGGTGGGATCGCAGCGCACTGCGGATGGTGGGTAGGATCGAACCGCGATCGCGAGCGTTGAACCGCTGCCCGGCCGCCGCCTCCATGGCGTAGGTAATTTCCGCCTCGGTCAATGACCCATCGGGCAGAAACTTGCCGGCGAGGTAGTGGGTGGTGCTGTTCAACGTGTTGTTTGCCGCCCCGGCCGGCGCTTGCACAACCCACCCGATGGCACGCCGCAGCATCCGATCGGCGAATGCGCGCCGTTCGTCGCCTGTCCGAATGTCGGGCGGCGGGGCGCGGCGGATTGGCGGAGGCGGCTCGCGGATCAGCTCGACAAGCCACGGCGGGCACTCGGGCGGCGGGCAATCCCATGGCGTGATAATCCAGCGGTATGCGTTGCCGGTTCGCCAGTGCGTGCTGGGTGGTATCGTCTGAGATTGCCGGCCCCGGCGCGGGTCGCATCCGGGTGCAGGATGCCCCGCATCGCCACGGATGGCGATGCCCTCTGGTGCCAGCCAGAAAATGCCCAGCCCACCGCCACCGCTCCGGGCTGTAGGGCGAGGCGGAATTCCGCCGTGATGGCTGGCGAGCGCGGCCAGGCCAGCAACGCCGTCATGCGAGTGCCCCGGTGGCACATCGAGGTCCAAGCCGATGAGGCCGGACGGTCCAAAAACGAGGCGCCAGTTAGGCCCGTGAAACTCGGTTTGCCAATCGCGGAGGATATCGGGATCGGAGGTCGCTGCGTCGGATGCGCCTCGGAAGCACGCGGCCTTGCTCCCTACCACCGAGGGGTAAAGGCGCCAGCCCATCGCGGCAACCGCCTCTATCTCTGGTGGCAGGAATGCGCGCCGCGCCATCAGTTGTCAACGCCGCCGAGCATAATTCCACAGGATGACTTCGGGTCGGGTTCTCCCGGATACCGTGTCGGCGGGCAGCTCAACGTCAACGTCCCCCTTCCCATTGTCGGCGTGCTGATTGTAGCTGTCCATCTGAGTCCCTCGATTTCAATTTCCCCGTCGAACCGGTCCAGTCGGTTGCGACCGTTCCATATCGGCCTGAGCGTCCCGCGGTAGGGGCGCAGATGTCCGGGAAGGCGTAGCTCACCCTCCCGGAACAGTCCGTCACGCGCCAGCGACCCATAACCGGTAGGTGGCTCGTTTATGGGGTCTGGCATTCAGATCAAAATGGGATTTCGTCGTCGATCTCGGTTTGAGATTTCTTCGGCGCTCGCTCCCGGTCAGAAGCGTTCTGGACCAGCTCCATTTCCCGCATGCGCCGTTCCGCCGGAGACGCGCCAGCCATCGCACCACGCGCCGGAGCCGTCGGCCGCGCCGCCGGTTTCAAATAATCGTCCACGCTGTTCTTGTCCCGATAGCCGCTGTTTGGCTTGGCCTTGTCGATCTTCAACATGACCTTGCCCACGCCGCCGTCGAAATCCTGCGCCTCAAGCGTGCCTTCCTCAAACCGATTCAGAATGCCGATCGCCTCGCAGGCATGGCGCAGCTTGTGCATCATCGAGGCAAGCAGATAGTCGTGGATCGTCTGGCTTCCGCCGTCCGGGTGGTAGACCTTCAGTTCCAGATGGATCATATCGGCGCCCGACTTCTTCGAGACCGTATCCTCGTAGTTGACGACCTCGAAGTCGTATTCCCCTTTCGGCCAAAGCGTGTTGCGCTCATCGTTTTCTTTAACCAGAGCGGCTTCAGATTTCGGCGTGAACTTCATTGCCATCGGTCAGGCTCCTTGGATCAGAGTTTTGAGGTGGGTGATAGCCTTGGTGACGCGCTCCGTCGGCATTTCCGACCACGCCGAAACGTCCGCCGCCGCCAGCCATTTATCAACCGTGCCATCGGGCAGGCGCACCAGGTCAAGCAGTTTCGTGACCTCGGCCAGTTGTTCGTCGGTTGCCAGATCGAGAGGCACGCCCTCGGCCTCAATCACGTCGGCGCCGTATTGGCTGGCGAAGCTCTCGTAACCCCACGGAAAGCGTGACCCCTGGGGAAACGCCGCAAGACGGCTTTTTCGCGCCCTGGCAACGCGCGACGGCCCTTCGCGAGTCACGTTGAACGCTGCGTCCAGCTCGTATTCCAAACGCGCCCAGCAATCGAACGTAGAACCGATCTGCGTCCGCTCTCCGCTGCTGTCCCGGCCCCATTCAGCGACTTCGCCGGCAATCAGGATTACCGTCATATCCAACCGGATCAGCCAAGAGACCATCGACCGCATGAACGAAACGGCGGGTTTCTTGTCCGCGCCAAACTCGTTCTTTTTGCCGGCGTCCGATAGCCGCTCGGATTCCCTCGCGATTTCGTTCGCAAACAACTTCGTGATGCTGTCAATCACGAGCGTTTTGCGGTCATGCCGTTCGGACGATAGGGCACGTATTTGCCCCATGACCTCATCGAACGAAGCCGCGCCATCGTCCGGCCCCAGGTAGAGACCGCCCGACGCGGCCAGCTTGGCGCGGTATTCCGGTTGCGTCGCCCCGCCCTCCACGTCGATCATGTAAACGTCCGGGAAGTCCAGCGCTGCCCACGTCTTGCCGACGCCGGAGGCGCCGTAGACCAGGATTTTCGGTTTTCGAGGTTTGATAAGCTCGGGCGCATGGCCCTTCAACTTTGGCTTAAAAGCCATCTCGGATTTCCTTCCGTTAGGTTAACCGTCTCTAAACGGCGCCGCGTTCTTGGCATTCAT